CAGCGTCACGCGCTCGATTGATGGCGGCGCGTTCGCGGCGGGCTCGCTGTCAGCGGTGACGGAAGTCAGTAACGGGATCTATGCCGTGAATTTCGCCGCAGCCGATCTAAACGGCAACGTGATCGTGCTGCGGGCGACGGCGGCCGGCTGTGATGACACTTTTGAACGGATCGTGACGCAGCCATGATCCAGCCCTGCTCGCTCAATCGGCAAGGTGGACGGCGGCGCGGCTCGTTGGGCCTGGGCAGTCCGTGGATGTGGCTGCGCGTCGTGGGCACGTCCATCACGATCCTGCCGCCGAAGCTGCGGCGCACGGTGTTCTGGAGAACGGGATCGCGCGGAGAGGATGAAAGCTGATGTATTTCCTGCCGCAAGCGAATACGTCGATTGCGCTCGAATTCCTGTTGGTGCTCAATACCGATCACATTACGGGGGCGACCGGCAAAACGCCGACGGTCACGATTTCGAAGAACGGTGGCGCCTTCGCGTCTCCGCAGGGTGCGGTCAGCGAGATCGGCAATGGCCGGTACATGCTCGCGCCGAACGCCGCTGATACCGACACGGTGGGGCCGCTGTCACTCCATGCGACGGCCACCGGCTGCGATCCGGAAGATCGCGATCTGTACGTCGTCCAGAATCTCAACGCCATCAACGCGGCGTTGACGCCGTCGTCCACGTCGATGTTGACGCTGACGGGCCGCACGCTGGTGACGAACGCCTTGCGCTTGCTCGGCGTGATTCAGCCCAATGAAGTGCCGACGGCCGATGACATGACGACGGGCCTGTACGCGTTGAACGAGTTGATTGACGGGTGGGGCGCGCAGCGGTTGACGATTCCGGTCGTCGCGCACACGAGCTACGCGCTGACGACGGGCGTGCAGACGTACACGATTGGTCCGTCAGGCACCTGGAACCAAGCCTGGCCGAACAGCATTGAAGGCGCGCAAGTCGTGTGGACTTCGGCCGGCCTCGTCTATCGCATCCCGGTGCAGATCGTGACGAATGCCGGCTGGGAGCTGATCGGGCAGCAGGGACTGCGTGCGCCGTGGCCGTGGGTCGTCTACTACTCGCGCACGTTCCCGCTGGGCACCGTCAAGGTCTGGCCGATTCCGGACGGGACGCAGACGGTGAGCCTGGAGCTGAACACGCCGACGGCCGTGGCGCCGTTCGCCACGCTCGATACGACGTACGCCTTTCAGCCGGCCTATGCGAAAGCCTTGCGCTTCAATCTCGCGGTGGCGATGGCGCCGGAGTATCCCGGCCGGCCGATTGATCCGCTGATTCTCCAAGGCGCGGCCGAAAGCCTCGGCAATCTCAAGGGCACGAACGTCACGCCGTCGGATCTGGATACCTCGGGCGTCTCCGGTCTGTTTGGCGCGCGCCGCGGGACGTATTCCATCTACACGGACGGGCCGCTATGAAGTGGCCCGGCTTCATTGGGCCGTCGTATCAGTCGCAATCGCCGCTGGCGGATGTGGAGCGGTGTGTGAACTGGTACCCGGAACAGATCGAAGCGCCGCAGGGCAAGAACAAGTTTGCGCTGTACCCGACGCCGGGGCAGCAACCGTTCACCAGCGTGTCGAGTGTGGGCACGCGGGCGCTGTTCTCGATGAACGGGCGCACGCATGGCGTGGTGGGGTCGAGCGTGTACGAGATTTTCTCGACGGCGACGACCACGGCACGCGGCACCGTGGTGCAGGACAACAACCCGGCGCAGATTGCCTACAACGGGCGCGCGGGCAATCAACTGCTCATCGCCAGCGGCATGAACGGGTACCTGCTGAATCTCACGACGAACGCGTTGACGCAAGTCTTGACCGGCGACTGCCTGCAAGTCGGCATGGTGGACGGGTATTTCTTGGCGTTCAATGGGACGCAGTACCGCATCAGCGCGCTGAACGACGGCACGACGTGGGATCCGACGCAGTTTCTGCAGCGGTCCGTGTCACCCGATCCGTGGCAGGCCATGGTGCTCGATGGGCAACGGCAAATCTGGCTCATCGGCGAGCAGACCGGCGAAGCGCATTACAACGCGGGCAATTTTCCGTTTCCCTTCGCGCCGATTCCCGGCGCGGTGTTCAAGTTCGGCACGCCCGCGCCGTGGTCGGCGGTCGCGGTGGCGGACAGTGTCATGTGGCTCACGCAGACGAGCGGCGGCGCGGGCATGGTCGTCCAAGCCAAGGGCTACACGCCGCAGCGCGTCAGCACGCACGCGGTCGAGACGGCCATCGGGCGGTATCTCCGCACGTCGCGCATCAGCGATGCCGAAGCGTTGCCCTACGAGGACCAGGGGCACGTCTTCTACGTCTTGACGTTCCCGTCGGCCAATGCGACGTGGGTCTACGACCTGACGACGCAGCTCTGGCACGAGCGGGGCACGTGGAACGCGCCGCTGAATCAGTACGACCGCTGGCATCCGCGCGTGCATTGCTACGCCTTCAATCAGCATCTCGTGGGCGAGAGCGCGACGGGCACGATCAGCACATTCGATACGACCTTCGGATCGGAAGTCGATGGCAGTGCGATTCGGCGCGTCCGGATTGCGCCCGGCATCAACTACGCGGGACAGCCGCTGTATTACCGCGAGCTGGAAGTCTATCTGCAGACGGGCCTCGGCCTGTCGAGCGGACAGGGCAGCGATCCGACGGTGATGTTTCGCACCAGCGAGGACGGCGGCCAGACGTGGTCCAGCGAACGGACGTGTAGCGCGGGGCGGATCGGCAACTTCGGGACGCGGGTGTTTCTCACGCGGTTGGGCCGCAGCTATGACCGCACGTTTGAGATGAGCGTCTCGGATCCGATCCCGTGGCGCGTGGTGGACGCCTATATGGAGATTGACGGCGTGCAGTCGCAGCAGGGGCCACAGGGTGGCGCATGAGCACACTCGCGGCGCCGCCGATTCAGACTTCGTTGGTCGAAGTGGCGAACGAGCGACCGCCGAAGCAGTACCTCGTGACACGGGTGTGGAACCAATGGCTGCTGAGTCTGACGACGCGGCTCGCGCAGGCCGCGAACATCTTGAAGGTCACGCGCGTCACCGCACAGACGGCGTCGATTGCGGCGACGGCGTTCAGTACGACGATTGGGGCGGGCCTGTATCGGGTGACGTGGTTCGCGCATGTCGTGCAAGCGGCCACAACGAGCAGCTCGCTGACGGTGACGATGGGGTTCACGGACGGAGGGATCGCGTGTTCGCAAACCGGGCCGGCGATGACGGGCAACACGGTGTTCACGACGCAGAGCGGCACGCTGATGGTGCGGTGCGACCAGGCCACGCCGCTGACGTACGCGACGACGTACGCGAGCACGGGCGCCACGCCGATGAAATACAACCTCGATCTGGTGGTCGAACAACTGGCCTGACGACGCGCGTGTTGCCGCCATCGGAATGGCCGCGGCTGGCCGGCACGGAAGCTGAAACGGTGTGGCCGTTACTGACGCCGGAGCGCACATCGGTCGTCGTGGTGGAGCAGGGCGATCAGGTGGTCGGTTGTCATGTGCTCGTGTGGGTGCTGCACTGCGAATGTGTGTGGATTCATCCGGCGCATCGCGGTAAGGGCAGTGTGGCGCGGCGGTTGTGGGCGGCCGTGGAGCGCACGGCGCGCGACGTATGGCGGTCGCGCACGGTGCTGACGACCGTCACGACGGAGTCGGTTCGACGCTTGGTGGCGCATCTGGGGGGCGTGCCTGTGCCAGGCGATCAGTACGTGATCACGGTGAAGGAGTAGCCCCATGCCAGCGGTGGTTGCAGCGGCCATTATTGCGGGCGGATCGTTCGCGGCGGCAAAGGTCGCATCGAACGCGAATCGGGACGCCGCCAATCAAAGCACGTCCTCGGCGAACTATGCCGCCGATGTCAAATCGAAGTCTGACCAGGCGGCGCTCGATTTCGAGAAGCAGCAGGCGGCGCAGAATCAGTCGAATTTCGAAGCCACGCAGAAGGCCAACTACGACCAGTGGGCGGCGCGTGAAGGGCGACTCAGCACGCTGGGCCAGATGCTGGGGATGCCGGGCCGCAACATTCCCGCGTACGTGCCAACGACCAATCTCACCGGGCAGCCGAGTGGAGCCGGATCCGCGGGCGGCAGTACGACGAGTCGGACGGCCCCTGCCATCAGCGCCGACAAGGGCGACATTGGCGCGCAGATCGACGCGTATTTCAAGTCGCAGGGCGTGAATAACTCCGAGACGCCGTACTGGGTCCAGAAGTGGTCCGAGTTTGGCGCCAAGGATCCGGCGTACTTCAATCAGCGGCTCGCGGCGGCGGATGTGTTCGGTGGCAACGTCGCGACGAAACCAGGACCGGCGGCGCCCGTGTCGGGATCCACGGCGAGTTTGATGCCGACGACGCTCGGCGCGATGACCACGCCGTATTCGCCGATGGCGCCTGCGCTGGCGGCGCCAGCGATTCGCTATCAGCCGACCACGATGCGCTCGTTGATGTGAGGTGAGCGATGGCGAATGACTGGTTTTCGTATTACTCACCGGACGGGTCGTGGGATCCGAATATGCCCGCCACGGTCGCCGCGCCCTATGGGGGCGTGGACTATTCGGGTGGGCTCACGGACTACTCCGGGATGCAGGGCACCCCGCAGCAGGACAGCACGGGGCGCTGGTGGTTCGTCTCGCCGAGTGGGCCGTCGGGCGGCTTCGCGCTGATCAAGCAGGGGTACGGGCCGGGTGAAACCCCGCCGAG